CTCACCCTTTTCTATATCCCATAAGGGTTTGGCGGAACTGGCGCTGACTGGCCACGATCTACCCCGACTGGAAACGATCACGCACAGTGGCGAACGATCTAGCGCTAGCCGCATATTGGGGTTTGCCCGTGACGTACTCGACGTGGAGTTAATGCCGTGGCAGGTGCGCGCGTTGCATGGTCAAACCGCTGTTGCTGATGATGGCAGTAGGCCCCGGGTTAGTTTGGTATCTGTCGCGCGGCAAAATGGTAAAACGGTTTGTATTGCCAGCCTGTTAGGCGACTGGCTGCTAAATGAGGCACGGGAAAGAGGTACCCCGCAAACGGTTATTAGCGTGGCGCACAAATTGGATTTGGCTACAGCGCTGTTTAATTATTTGGCGCCGATATTGGAAGTTAAATGCGGGGCCGAAGTTTCATGGAGTTATGGCCGCCAAAAACTAACTATGCCTGACGGCAGCGTATGGCATGTTAGGGCGGCTACCCCGGGCGCTGGTCACGGTTACAGCGTAGATTTGCTGATAATAGATGAGGCTTGGGCGGTCAGTACTGAGGCCATAGACCAAGGTTTGCTACCTACTCAGCGCGCACGCAAAAACCCTTTATGCAGTATGTGGAGTACAGCGGGCGACAGTAGCAGCGTGGCCATGTTGCGTTGGCGGGAACAGGGTTTACGAACTATTGACGAAGGCAAACCCGGCAGCCTTTACTTTGCGGAATGGTCACCTGACCCCGCCAAAATGGATTTGATGACGCCTGCCGCGTGGGCCATGGCTAACCCAGCGTTGGGTTACACCCTCGATATGGAAGTAATAGCGGCTGAGGCTGAGGCCCCGAACCGTAACGCGTTTTTACGAAGTTCGGTTAATACGTGGACTGCTGCCGCTGCTGGCTGGTTAGAACCCGGGCAGTTTGCGGCCTGCCAAACTGACGCCGTAGCCCCACCGGGCGGAGTGCTAGCAATCGAAGTAGGCGAGGATAGCGGCCACTTTTACGGCGTGCGCGCTGTCATATCGGGAACAAAAACGCACGTAGTAACCGCGTTCGTGGCTGACACTATGGCCGAAATGTGGCGGCATGTTGAGGCCGAAATAGTTAAAGCCCCAAACCTAAAACTGGCTATAGTGCCGTCGTTGGAAGTTCACTGCCCGCCGCACCTATCGAGACGGGCAACCATTGTTGGCTACCGTGAACTAAACCGCTGGACTGCTGCAGCGCGTTCGATCATTGTTGAGGGCCGCCTACTGCATAACGGCGAACACTTACTAACTGAACACGTCGAAAAAGCGGTACTGGTTAAACACAATGGCAACATAGTTATAAGTTCGCAACGATCACCCGGGCCTATCTCAATGGCACGCTGTTTAGTGTTTGCTGTTGCGTTAGCCGGCAAACCTGCCGCTATGGGCAAACCCATAATAGTTAGCGCTGCTGGCTAGTATTGGTTTGGCACTGGCTGGAAGTTACCTAGTCTTTTCGTCGGGAACTGATCGGGCCTAGTCAGTGCCACCAAACTTTTACTAGATATGGCAAACTAAACCTATGGGCCTTTTTACACGTGCTACCGCTGACAGCCGCGAACCTGTAGTAAAGGCCGCTGCTGGCAGCAACGTAGGTATGTCGCAACTCGATAACTTTTATGCGTTTACGCAAGGCAACACACGCCAACGCGCTATGAGTGTGCCGGCCATTACCCGCGCCCGCGATCTGTTGGCAAGTGTCATTGGTTGCACGCCACTAAAAATGTATAACGAAATATGGAACCCAGTAGACCGCGAACTAGAACAAATAGAAATTGCGCCCCGTTCATGGTTGCGACGTTTAGACCCAGCGCTACCAAACAGCACACTATTTGCGTGGTTATTTGATGATCTTTTTTTTACTCAGCGGGCGTTTTTAGCGATCACCGCGCGCACTGCTGACGGTTTCCCTAGCGCGTTTCAGCGTATGCCTAGCGCCATGGTATTAACCCAAGATCAGGCAGGCCCCGTTTTTTTTGCACCGTCTAAACAAATAATGTTTAGCGGCTTGCCAGTAGATCATAGAGACGTAGTGCAATTCATTAGCCCTATACAAGGTTTGTTATTTACTAGTCCTAACGCTGTTTTAACGTCGCTTAAGTTGGAAAACGCGCGCCTGAGGTCAGCCGCCCAAAGTTTGCCAAACGGCGTTTTGCGCCAAATTGGCGGCGAACCGTTAAGCGCTGAGGAGTTGCAGCAACTGTCGCAAAGTTTCGAGGCCGCCCGGCTAACTAATACCGTTGCCGCATTAAATGAGTTTGTGACCTACACAGAAACCACTACAGACCCCAGTAAACAAATGCTGGTTGAGGCGTCAGAATATCAGGCGCTAGAAATAGCCCGTCTAGCAAACTGCCCACCATATTTGTTAGGTGTAGCAACTGGTAGTTACTCATACCAAAACAGCACGCAAGCGCGGCAAGACTTGTATATGTTTGGCGCCAAATTGTTTATGGACTGCATAGCAGAAACGCTAAGCGCCGACAACGTGCTACCGCGCGGCACGTACGTAAAGTTTGACATAGAGGACTACCTAAGCGAAAACTATTTAATGGAAAAAGAAAACGACAAATACAACACTGCCGAAACTGGAGTAATGCCCAATGCTTAAACTAACTCAGCAAGAATTAAAAATAGACGCAGCAGGCCCCGACGGTATGCCACGCCGCACACTGGCGGGCCTTGCCTTGCCTTATATGGTCGAGGCTACGGTTTCTGATGGAACCAAAGTTATGTTTATGCCGGGCAGCCTTGACGCTGGCGGCAAAATGCCTAAACTGTATTTGGGCCATGACGCTACGCAGGCCGTAGGTTTGGTAACCGCCATGGTAGACACACCCGGCGGAATGATGTACGAAGCCCGCATAAGCGAAACGGCGCTAGGAAACGAAGCGCTAGTACTGGCCGCTGACGGCGTTTTAGACGCAGTATCCGTAGGCGTAAACCCCACAAAGTTTAGTTATGACGCTGAAGGCGTAATGATTATCGAGGCCGCCCAATGGCAAGAATTAAGCCTCGTGCCGTTTGGTGCGTTCGCTGGCGCGTCAGTAGATCGAGTGGCCGCCAGTATCCACCAACAGCCCGACGAAGTAGAGTTAAATAGTGAACAGGAACCCGTAGAGGAGAATAACGAAATGTCAAACCCAGTAGAAACCCCAGCCGTTATCGAAGCCGCACCAATGGCCCAGCCATTGTACGCGCAGCCACGCAACTTTAAGTTGCCATCGGCTAGCGAGTTTATTGCAGCAACATTCCAAGGCGGCGGCGTACTTGCCGAAATGAACTCACGTATTCAGGCAGCAGCGCCAAACATTACAACCGCTGACACCCCGGGTATTTTGCCAGAGATCATTACCGGCACCGTTTACGACGGACTTAACCCTATTCGCCCGTTCGTTTCTGCAATCGGTGCTAAGGCCATGCCACAAAGCGGCGCAACATTCCGCCGCCCAGTTATCACGGTACGCCCAGTAGTAACGCAGCAGCCAACAGGCCAATTAAACCCACTTGACCCAAGCACGGTTACCGTTGCTAATAACAACGTAAACAAATTGACGTTCGGCACTTACGTAACAATGTCAGAACAAGATTTGGACTGGACAGACCCAGCCTCGATCAACATTGTGTTAAACCAATTGGCAATCGCTTACGGTCAAGCCACCGATAATTACGCGGTAGATACTTGCCATGCAGCAATTACACAAACTTCATCAGTAGCCGACACCTCAGACCCTGCCGACTGGATCGCCGCAATTTACGAAGGCGCCCGCCAAATCAGCGCAAGCAGCAACTACCTACCTAGCCATATGGTGGTAACACCTGCTACGTGGGCAGCGTTGGGTTCATTGGTGGACAGCACAGGCCGCCCAGTATTTCCACAGATCGGCGCTATGAACGCACCGGGCGAATTGTCAGCGAACTCATGGAACGGTAACCCGCTAGGTTTGGTACTTGTCGTAGACAAGAACGCACCGGGTTCGTTCATGGGTCACGCAGCAGGCCCAGCAGCAGGGTTTGAGTTCTACGAACAGCAAAAGGGCGCTATCTCGGTAGACGTACCAAGCACACTTGGCCGCACTATTGCCTACCGTGGCTATGCAGCCGCGTTCATGGCAGACGCAACCAAGTTCGTTAAGTTCGTCTGATAACCGAAAGGTAGGCCAGTTATGGCCGTCTACTCGGTCACCCATAAACAGTTACTGGACAATTACGCGGTACTGCAAACACTTACGCCAAACGATTTAGTAGTAGGCGGAAGTTTTACAGTTGCAACAGTTGGCGTACCTTTTAACGGAACGTTCACCGTTCGCGCTATACCTGAGTATTTGTTTATTGGCGTAGATGAATACGGTGATTTACTTTACGATTACGAAGTACCGGTACCTAATCAGGTTCTCTATTCATGCACGGGTAGCAACGTACAACGCACCGCTGCCAGCGGCACAATTACGTTTACCGAAACTTGCACGTGGATTACGGCCACGCAAATAGAGGACTGGTTAGGTATTGGTACCGCGTCGGCACTCGATACGACATTCTTAACCCAATGCGCGTTAGCGGCGAACAGCCTTGCCTTTACTCGACGCCAAGAAGCAGGCTACATAGACAGCCTTAGCACGTCGCCTAACGGGCAGGTAACCCTTGGCACGATCAGCCTTGGCGGTTTCTTTTACAGGCAGCGCGGCGCGGTAACAGACTTTGCAGCGTTTGACGGTATGGCCGCTGGCAGTTCGGTAGGCCTCAGCCCGGCTATTAAAATGCTGTTGGGTATCCCACGGCCTCAGGTTGCCTAATGCCTGTTGCCTATACAGACCTGTTTAATGAGGCGCTAGACGATCTAGCAGCCACGCTAACGACGGTTACAGGGCTACAGGTAGTAACAGACCCCCGTAACCTTGTGCCGCCTTGTGCGTTCATAGACGCGCCTAGTTTTGTGGTTTATGGCGGCGGCGGAAACATAGTGCAACTGACCTACACGGTTCGGCTAATTACCCTTGGCCCGGGCAACCTTGACGCCCAGCGAAACCTTATGCACCTAGCCAGTTTAGTAGTAGGTAAAAACGTTGCCGTAACCGCTGGCCGCCCTACTATTGCTGTTATCGGTGGGGCCGAAATGCCCGCCTACGATTTAACTATAGAAATGCAAGCCCAAACCAGTTAGGAAACCCAATGCCTTACACGATCATTAGTCCACGCTTAG